AAATCCATGGTTGGACGCTGCAACGGATTCTTGAGGTTGTGCCTATAGCTCGACCCCAAATAGCTCCCCGCTGGCGTGCTCAGCCAGTGGAGAACCATTTGCTCTATGTCGGTCGGGGCAATGCTCAGGGCAGCAGTCATGCACAAATGCTACGACCCCAAAAAAGCGAATTAACCGGGTTTTTCTGCGCTCACGCGGCACCGCCAATTCCACCCGTGGCCACATGCGCCAATCGGCGGTCTGACAAGTCCTGTCCTGGGTCAGCCATGGGCGCACTGGCCACTCCACGGCCAGCGCCAGCCGTAGCAATGGCAGCAGGCACGGACGGCGCTGCAGCGACAGCGGTTGCCGTGGGGCTTGTGGCCACCTTTGCCGCAACCACAGGGGCGTGCGCGCTTACCGCGCCCGAAACAGCGGGCGCGGGCGATGCCTTCGCTGTCTGCATGGCACCGCCGCTGTAGTTGGCCACAGGGTCGGCGCTGTACTTGGCGAATAGCTCATTGCGGTGCGCAATGCCGTTTTGGCCACCGTTGACCACCTGCGTGGTGCCCTTCACATCCCCTGCGCGCGCCTTGACCCCTGCGCCGCTGTCTTTCCACCACTGCACCGAAGCCTTGGCCGCAATGGCAGGGTCTTGCAGCAAGTCGGGGTTGTTTTCCAGATCAAGGCCCAGCTTCTCTCCCAGCTTTTTGTAGTTGTCGCGCCCGGTAATCTGAATGCTGCCCCGGCCTCGGTACTTGTAGCCATCGCCTGGGTCTTTGTTGCCCATGCGCCCGCCGTACATCAGCTCGGCCACGGCCTCTGGCCCCTGCTTCATGGCGGCTTCAATCGCTGGCATCCCCTTTTTGGCGGCAGTCTTGCTCACGGCTGCAATGCGATCAGCACTGCGGTAGTTGAAGCTCTCTTCACCAGCTCGGAACCCATTGGATTCGTGATCGACCTGCGCCATGAGCATGGCGCGCTCGTTTTTGTTGGTGATGCCCTGCGCGTCCATTTCTGCAACCAGTGCATTTTTACGGTCGCCCGACTTCCATTCGTTTTTCACTGCTGTGGCCACTGCTGTAACTCCTTTGCCGACTGTGGATTGTTGAATGGCTTTGCCGGTCGCTTGCACCGCGCCACTGGCCGCTTCGCCTGCGGTTTTGGCCGCGCCCTTGGCTACCGACCCTGCGGTTTGCACGGCACCTTTGGCCGCCTCGTATGTCTTTTTGACCCCGGCCTTTATGTCTATGCCGGTCGCGCTGCGTATCGCCTCATTGGCGGTATTGGCCTTGTCTTTAAGGAACCCAACGGCTCCGTCTTTGACTTCTTTGAGGTAGCCGACTCCGACCTCCCAGCCAGCAGCAAGCGCACTCATGCCCTTGGAAAATCCCTCGCGCATAAAGTCCACGCCCGCCATGAACTTGCCGGGTAAATCCGCTTCGCGCAGGCTTGTGACCCAGCCGCCGACCGTTTCACCGATGACTTGACCCGCCTTGTCTCCGAAGAAGGCTCCAGCCGCGCCACCGACTACGCCACCGATGGCCATGCCGATTGGCCCACCCAGCGCGCCAATGGCCGCGCCCAGCTTGGCACCGGCAAACATGCCGCCCAAGGTGCCAGCCGTGCCGCCGACTGCACTCCCGGTCGCCTTGTCCTTTTCCTTGCGGGTCATGTCGCTGGTTTCGCTGGCCATCACAGCGCCAGCACCACCGAGCAACGTCAACGCGGTGCCAAGCAGGGGCACCCTTTTGAGCGCCCCTTTAAAGTTGGCCATCTTTGACGGCTTGCCTTGAATGGCTGGCTTGCCCGGAGCACTGGCACCGCCGCCTGCGCCACCAGCAGCAAAACCACCACGTCCGGGGATGGTGCCGCCTACACCAGCCAAACCAGCAGCACCCAGCAACGACTTGGGCAAGAAACGGCTAAACACAGCAATGAGCATGGCCTTGAGGCCAATCAGCAGCAGAGACACAAAGCCACTTCGCCCCTTGCCGTCGCCTGCGGGCTTTTCAATCAAAGCCGTGATGCCCTTCTGTGTCAGCTTTTGGTGCTTTGTGTCTTGATCGTCCTTGCCGCGCATGTGCTGCCAAAAGCGGCGATACCAGCGCTCTTGCTTTTTCTCTTTCGGGTCGCCTGCAATCAGCTCATAACCGCGAGCCATGGGGCGCGCGATTTCATTGACCGCCTTGATGGCGGGGTCTGCTTCTTCGGCATCCCCTGCAGACTTCACGGCCTGCATCAAGCGATCTATGGCACCGCTGGTGGCCGAATCACCATCAGGCGATGACCCACCCTCTCCATCGCCTGATGCATGCCCTGATCCGCCTTTTTTGACAAAACGCCCATTGGCCGCACGCTGATGCGACTCCATGGCCCGCGCCTTGCTGGAAGCCTTGACCACCGCATCCCCTACGGCCTTGGTAGCTTGGCTTACTGCTGCTGCCGATGCCGTCCCTGTGGAGCCGTTGACTGCAGGTGTTGCAGATGCTTGCCGCAATGGGGGCTCAGCCGCTTGCCTTGGTTTAGCTTGCTGGGATACCGCATCAATCAGCCCTTTGGCGATGGATGCGTCATTCGATGCCCGGTAGGCGGTAGCAGCTACGGCCGGCAGCGCCACATCGTCATTGCGCGACTTTTGCGCCCTTGCTCTTGCTGCACCGCCTGCGCTTGATGCGCCAAGTAGCGCACGAATGGCCCGAATGTCCTGAGCCATCGCCTGCGTACTCTCCAGTAGCTGCTCAATCTGTACTGGATCACCAAGCAAGAACCCTTGTGCATCGTGCTTTAAAGCTGCCATGGGTTACACCTTCATAAACGTATCGAGCTGGCTAAAAGTCATTTGCAACTCTTGCAACCCATCCTCCCGGCGTGATTGCTCAGTGGAGAGGGTTTGGACGCGAAACAGGCCTTCGTCGGCGTAGGCGTCTGAATGGCCTCCTCCGCCCTCGATCACCCCATGCAACACCTTGATCTTGAGGGCGTAGTCCGCTGGAACCCCCACCGTGCCATCGCGTGCCACCGCCCGCGCGTGGTGCCGCGCCCAAAACTTTTTGAGGCTACCGCTTTGATCGTCAAACGTGGTGAACCGCATCTCCACGGCCTCTTGACCTGTCACCGTATCAACCAGCGCCCCTCCCACCCGCTTTTTGTCGCCCGTGATGTTGAAAGCGTCATAGCTCACATCCACCGCAAAAAGGTTGAATGCGCTGGAAAAATCCCCCTCGGACAGCGAGCTGACTTCGAGCAAAAAGAAGTTCTTGTGAACGTGCTTACCTAAGACAACTTTCTCGACAAGCTGCTTGGCATTGCTAAGGGAGCCGCCGCCAAGCAATGGGCTTTTACGACCCATGATGGCCTGCTGCGCTGCACTGCCTGAGAGCGTATTTAGAAGGCCGTCGAAAAAACCACCCTCCAAGGCCGCCATGCCTGCATCGTCCCAATTGCCGCTCATGGCATGGCCCAGCACTTGGGAGCCTGCATTGATCTTGGAGCGCAAAGAGTCAGGCACGTACTTGTTGGCCAAGCTGGCCGCTGCACTGCCTACAACATTGCTTGCAGCACCCACCACCGCAGTGGCTACCTTCCCCCCACCAAAAGCGGCAATCGCTGAGTTGGCAACGCTGCCCAGTCCCGCCTTAAATCCGCTCTGTATCGTGCTGGCCAACCCCTTGCTGGCCATCGAATCGGCTACGTTGTTGTAGAGGCTCAAAATCCGCCCCCTTCCCCGCCGCCCATTTCGCTGGGGCGCTTGGTTTCCATGAGCTGCGCGTAGAGCTTGGCCTGATCCGCGTCCAGTCGCATGGTCTTGGCGAAATACTCTTCGGCAATCTCTTTGCTGCAGCCGATGTTTTTGAGCATGTCGATGGCCTGCGCCAGCATCATCCCGGCATTCATCGCATCGGTGCGCGTGCGCTGCGCCTCGGCCTCTAGGGCGCTGATAGAGCCATAGAAGTTGACCACGTAGGGGCGGTCTTTTTCCTCAAAAATGAACCCGTACTTGCTGTACGTGTGAACGTCGATAACGTGGTTAAAAAACCCGGTTAAGGCCACACGCAACCAGCGCGCGCGCTCGGCCACTTGCGCACTGGTGCGAAAGAAACCACCCTCACCCAAGCCGCCGGACATTTGATCGGCAAAGCCAATCATGGACAGGTCAACCCCAATCGCACCCGCCAGCAAGCGCGCGTGTAGCATGGCGTCTTCGATGCTCAGGGGCTGTACGCGGCTATTGCCAGCACCCCCGAAGCTAATGAGCTGCTTTTCGTTGAAGACCGGCAAAAAGTGCTTGATCTTCTCCAGCACCGGCATGCCTTCCTTGACTGCCTTTAAGGCCCGGTCGCGCGACTGTGTAAACAGTTTGGTGACGGATTCCATAAACCGCCGCTGCTGATCCAGCGTCATGCCCGCCAGATTCACGCCAATGGTTTCCTCGGACATGGAATCAGTCAGCCGGTGCCCCACTAGACCCGCCAGCGTGGCGCTCAGATCATCAAACGGCTTTTCTGCAGCGTGCAGGAGCGATCCACCCACCAGCGATGGCAGCAGCGGCAGTTTGGTTATGTCGTCTTCGGTGACGTTGACGCGCAGCGCCTTCTCAATCACGCTGGGCTGCGGAATGAACTGCGTGCGCGCCATCTTCAAGCGCGCAAGCTGAAAGGCACTCAGGCGCTCCCAGTTCTTTGGCCCCGTGAACACCGAGTAGCCCACCGTGCGCCCCGCCTGCTCATACGGCTGCACCATGGGAGGCAACCAGTTTTCATCCATGTGCAAGCCGACCACGCCCTTGTTTCGGTTCGTGTACACACGCGCATAGGCATCGCCCGCCCAGCTCCCCACATAGGCGATAGGCGTCACCACCTCGTTAAAAAACCCGGTTAATTGACCGTCCAGCTCCGCAACGATGTTCTCAAGCGCCTTGTTGCCTTTGATGTTGCTTTTTGGCTCGATGAAAACGATCTGCCCGCTTGTCTCATGACCCCCAGTAGCTGCCGTGACCAGCAGCCCTAAGCTGGTCGAGCAAATGGGGTCGGACTCCATACGCCCCAGCTTCATGTAGGTGACGCTGCGCTCGCGGATTTGACGACCGCTCGCGCTGAGCATGGTCGCAACAGAAGTACCCGACAACCCATACGCAATGTCTTGGGTCTGCGAGATTTCTTTTAGGAGACTGTTTGAGGGGGCTGCAGTGCCTTTTTTCCTGAATCGCTGGAACCAAGATTCGGACTGCTTCCCCTCTGTAACTACGATATTGGGCATGCCCCAATGGTGGAGCGCTGCCTCGGTGAAAAATTGCCCGTTTTCTGCGCGTTACGCGCTGGGGATTTGCACCCCATGCAGCACTTGGGCGCGCTGCAAAGCGATACGGGCGCTATCGAGCACCGTTTTGATGTGACCGACTTGGATCAATGTCGCAGCCGCCGCAACCTCCAGCGGCTGGCCATCCACCAGCACCATGCGCAAGGCTTTGGAGCTGGCGCTTTTGCCACGCAAGCGCAGCAGGCCCGCCAAAGCCTCGAACTCAGGGTCGGTCATCATGCGCGTCCCTTTCTTTTCTCGCGGGGCTGCGGCGGTGGCAGGGCGCGGTCAAGCCCTGCCTCTATGGCCATTGCAGCAAGAGACACGGCGCGAGGCAGCGGCGAGTCGCTGCCGGTAGCCCTGCTTTTTCCAGTCAGGTACGCAGCGTATGTACTTCGGTCAACGCCAAGCTTTAGGGCTGCATCGCTGTAGCTTAAGCCCATGCGCTGCTGCCAGTCTTTCAGCTCTTCGTTATTCCGAACAGGAATGACTACCAGCATCGCTGGCGCAAAATTAGAATTTTGATCTTGCACTTTTGCCCTACCAATGGCGCGCATGTGCGCCGAAAGATATATGGAAGGAGCCGTAAGGCTGTTTTTAGAGAGGGTGCATTATGCGACTCTCTCTGGTACTAAATTTAGTTGTTATTGCGTATGTAGTACATCGCAAACCATGCATAAAACGACTATTTGCTCAATTAAAAACCATTCGTCCTTCCATGTCTGCATCAAATAGGACATACCAATCAGGGTCATTGGCCACCAGCACGAACTGGTTGCCCCCTACCATCTGCGTGGCAAGCTGCTGGCTGCGAAATTCGTCCGCCGCGATGACCGTGCTCAGGTCATCGACTCCACGGTATTCATTGGCCACCAAAGGGTCAGACTGCTCTCCCGCCTGGTAGCCGTTTTTGCGCATCGCCTCTTTGAGCGCCCACCAGTACGGCCCATAGTCCACATAGCGATGCGGTGCCTTGGCCAAGCGCTGCGCCACCACGCTAAGGCCGAAGCCCAGCAGGTCACTCAGCCCCTTGTTCGCCTTGAGGCCTGCTTTGCGCTCCTGCACCACTTGCGCGATGTATTCAGGGGAAAACTTATATTCAGTAAAAAGCATGTTTTGGCCTAATTTTGGTTATCGCGGCAGTTTTTTGGACGCTTCGCTGGCCTGTAGGTCAGGCTTGCACGCAGGATAAAGCTCAAGCAGTTTTTCCCATGCCGAAATACGAATATTCCACACCTCGGCATCACCATCCCAGCGGAACCCTCCCTTACCGGCGACTTCCTTGATCTGCTCTTTCCACAGCTTTGTATTGCCCTTGATGCCGACAAATTCAGCCCCTGAAATGGCGGGCTGCAGTGGCTCTTTGGCGGCCTTTTGAGCCTCCAAAGCGGCGCGCTCTTGCTCGGCCTTGATCGCGCTGAGCTTTGACATGAATTGACTCTTGAGTGCCATCCCGGAAACGACATATCCAAGCACCACGGACAACCACTCTGCAGAGTCATCGAAAACATCAGCATCAGCCCATGGCGCAAGACGCGCAAGGCTTTGCTGCACCGATGCAACAAGACCACCCACCGTGTCCTGCCCATCAATGGCCTGAGACAGCATCTGCTTGGCCCCTGCATCCGATACCGGCATGTTGGCCTGAATCGCCTGGCCAAACACATAAGAAGTAACGCGCTGAGCATCCTTTTCGCGCACTTTCAAGCCATGCGAAGCGGCGAAGCCTACCAACGCACTAAAAAGGTTATTTTCGGAACGGTTAATGACTTCCGTGGTGGCGCTCACTACGAAATCTGACTCCGAATTGGCGAAGCCCAGCACCACGCTTTTTTGCGCCTCAAAAATTCGGGCAGCAATCGTGCCCGGCCGGGCTTGGCTGGGCTGGATCACATAAGGGAAGTGCGGTGCCGCCAAGCCCATTCGATGCACGGGATAGGACTTATTGAGCGCAGTAGTGCGGTAGTCCGTCACCTTGGGGACGCGATCAGAAAACACCGTAGTCGGCCGGCCGCTTGCTGCCCACTGGTCTTCAATGGCTGCGGCGCGCTGCAGCAGCGCCACATAGCCCGCATCGCCCTCATGCACCACCCCGGCAATGGCGCGCGCCCAGCGGGTCATCTGGTCGTAGTCGTCCGCTCCGCGCTCGTCGGGGCGGTACACATACGGCTCACCGTTTTCCAGCACCTGCACCACGCCGAACAATGCTCCGTCTGCGCCGACGGCGAAGTCTCCCGTCATCACGGGCGTGGTGCCAAAGTAGCCACCCTTGCCTTCCGCAAAGGCCTTGGCCAGCGCCACACGCATAGCCCCGGACTGCTGTGCTTGGCCTTCATAGGCGCGCACGGCCTCTTGGATCATGGACTTGGCCATGCCGATTTCCGCCTCCCACTCGGCGTGCAGCGGCGAGCCTTCTGTGATGGTGATGCTGTAGCCACCATAGCCGTACTGCAGCTTTTTTCTCAGCTCTTCGTCCTTGATGGGCGCGCCCATATACGAGGTCGCCTCTTTTTTTAGGTAAGCATCCACATCCATCACATTGCCGCCGCGCTGCTCTGCAAAAACTACGCTTTGGTCAATCACCCGGCGCGCGGTCGCAATGCGCGCCTGTATGTCGGCCAGCAGGTCGCGCACGCGCTGCTGCGCTGGGCTGGCTTCGCCTTGCGTGACACGGCCCTGCAGGCGCTTTTCCTCCAGCAACAGGCTGCGCAGGCCCATCACCTGCTTGACCATCATGGGCCGCGCTGTGTCGTTGTCTTTGATGAATTGGCGCTGCTTGGTGATGGCGTCCAGATTGATGTTTTGGCGCTCACGATTGAGCTTGGAGCGCTGCGCGGTTTCCTTGGCGTCAGCTTCCTCTTGCGCGCGGCGCACGCCATCAGGATCACCCACCGCGTCAATTAGGGCCGTCATTTGCTCGGCAGACATACCGCCGCCCACGCTCACGCGGTTATCGCCCTCGCTGTCCATGACCTTGCCGATCCAGTCGGCCTTGCGGCTGACCATGGCGCGCTTGGCCATGTCATAGGTGCCGTCTGCATCGTAGAAATAGACGTTCACCAGCGATGTGAAATTGCCTTGGCGCACGCTGCGCCCGTTGCGCTGCTGCAGGCTGTCAGGCGTCCAGCCCGTGGTTAGGTGATGGTTGGCCTGCGTGCCGATTTGCAGGTTGATACCCACCTCGGCCTTTTCGTTGGCCAGCACGGTCTGGTACTTGTTGTCGGCCCCATGGGCGTTAAAGCCGTCCTGCACGCCTAAGATTTCCTCGGGCGTGTTGTTGGTCTTGCCGGTGATGATGGCGATGGCGCTGGCTGGCGTGCCTGCGCGCTTGGCCAAGATGCGCTTGATCTTGTTGTGCATGGGTAGCACATCGCAAAACACGATCTGCTTGACGATCTTGGACTTGTTGCCCTGCGCATCCATGCCGCGCGGATTGGCGCGCTCTTTCTTGTAGTTGTCCAGCAAAGCGGCGATCTTGGGCGGAATGGTCACATCCAAGTCCAGCCCCATTTTCTCGGCCATGGCCTCAAATTCAGACTGTGATTTGGGGTCGATGGTGTCCAACTTAACCCGGTTTTTTTGCACCAATGCCGCGCGCACATGCACCGTCAGCTCTTCGGTTTTATCGCCGTTTTCGCCCTTGACGGTCTTGCGCGAAATCACCGCGTCCTCGGGCGTGCTGGGGGCCAGCCGATGGCGCTTTTCGCTCAGTTTCTTGGTGTTGAACTTGTCCACCAGTGCCTGTAGCTGCTCGGCCTTGTTCGCTGGCACAGAGTAGAAGGTCGCACGCTGATCCAGCTCGGGATCGAGCACCAGCATGTTCATTTTGTTGATGAGGTTGAAGGGGTGGCCGATCAACTCCATGGGTTCGCCAAAGTGCGCAGCCACCTCTTTGTAAGCCTCTTCACTGCCGCGCGGGTTGTCTTTCTCGCTCAGGGTATCAATGGCCCAGCGGAAAGCCTGCTTGTACAGGTTCAGGCGCTCGTTGACTTCCTCTGGCAGTTTCAGGGGCTGGGCATGCTCGGCCTTCTCGGGCACCACAATGACCTTGCCCACCTGCGCTGCGGTCTTGATCGAAAACACCGAATTGACCACCTTGCGAAGCAGCGCCGCATTGTTCAGTCCCGTGAACACGTTGGATTCGCGCTCGATGCCGTCCATGGTCACGTCAGATTCGGTGTCGATCTGGCACATCATCTGCATGAAATTGTCGGCACCCTGCACGCCCAGCAGCATGTCGTTCACGCGGTCGTGGCCCACGGCCAGCGCCAGCATGGAGAAAATTTCCAGCGGGCTATTGGTGATGGGGCTGGCTGTGAGCACCAAAACGCCGTCCTTGCGTGCCGACTGGCCCCGGATATACCAAGCCTTGGCCTGTGCATCCAAACCGCGCTGAGAGCTTTCTGCAAGGCTCAGGTACTTGCCACCCTTGAACTCGCTGGTCTGCGCGCTGTTTTTGAAGGCGTGGCCCTCGTCAATCACCAGCGAATCCACGCCCAAGTCTTCCAAGTACGGCGCGCTGCCGCCCTTGTTGGCCAAGATGGCTTTGAAGCCTGCCGCCTTGCCCTTGTTCTTTTCGTCCTTTTTCTTGTCCTGCACCTCCGCAAATGAGCTGTCCACGCGGCGCATGTACATGCCGAAGGCCTCAATCGTCTGGTCACGCAGGCGCAAGCGCTCGAAAGCCTCGAACGTCATGTAAATCTTGGCGTGGCGATTCTCTCGAATGCGGTTCAGGTCTTCGTCATACGCTGCCGGATCGACCTTGAAGCCCTCGCCCTTTTCACGCAGGCCCACAAACAGGCAGTCATCCGTGCTGGCATAGGCCTTCATGGATTCCTTGCGCCAGTTGGAGAGCACCGATCCGGGCACCACGAACACGGTTTTTTTCTTGACGCCGATGCTCTGCACGTACTGCACCGCTGCAAGGGCCGTCGCAGTCTTGCCCAAGCCCACGTCAAAGCCATTGCCGCCGCCGAACTCGCGCGCTTGCTGGCGCACAAAGGCGTTTTGGTAGTCGTGCAGGGCAATCGCATCGCCCCAGCCTTCAATAGACAGCGAATCACCCACGTCTTCCTGCACAAAGCGCAGCTTGTCCGGGTCATCGGCCATCGTGCGCAGGCGCGACTTGATGCCATCGTGTGAGCGCACCCAGCCGTTGAACTGCTCATTGGCCGTGCGCACCATGGACGCCAGCTTTTTGAGGGCTTCGGCCTTGCTCATTTGCAAGTCCGCCGTGCCAATGGTGATCGTGCCGTTTTTCAGGTAGTCGCCAATGCGGTTCTTGAGCTTTTCTTCGTCCGTGAGGCCTCGGTACTTGCCCTTGTCCGTGATCTGCACGTCCGGGCGCGCTTTGCCGGTGGCCTCGTCGTACACCACCACACTTTCAGGGCTGACAAAGCGGCGCAGGAACTCGGCCTTTTCCTCTGCTGTGACGTGGGGGGAGAACAGGTTGAACTCCATCTTGTCCACGTCCACGCGGTTCAGGCGCTCTTGGGCCTGCAGCTTTTGGCGCAGCAGCTTGGCCTTGACGCCTTCGTCGGTGGCGCTGGCAATCTCGGCATTGATGCGGCGCAGGAAGTCGCCATAGCTGCCGCTGTAGTAGTCGCTGGACGGTGTGATGCTCTGGCCATCGCCACTGATGCAGTAGTCATCGCTGGCCAGCGGGTCAAAGTCGGCCCCCAGCACCTCGCGCGCCTTGTCCACTGGCACGCTCATGCTCTTGAGCTGGTAACGCAGGCCTTCAAAGCCGCGATCTGCCGTGATGGGGGCCAGCGCCTGCACTTCGCGCTCAATATCGCCACGCCAGAACGCCGAAAACCCGGTTTTCTTGCTGTACTGGGTCGTGATGACGCGCAGCGCCTTTTTGACAGAATCGCCCTTGTAGCTGCTGGCGCGGCTGGCTACGCTGTGCTGCGCCTTCAATGCCGCAGACAGTGCCGCATAGTCCTGCTCAAAGTTGACCGGCTCCCCATCGTTGGCGCGCTCTTCCATCACCTGCTCAGCCGCCAGCCCCACCACGGCTGCGCCCCATACCGCCTCACGCTCGGCTTGGGTGTTTTTCACCATATCTGGCAGCAAGCGCTTGAGCCATGCGGGCACCTCCATGCTGCGCCCGGTCTGGTCTAGCTGGATGGCAGCGGTCGCCACGTCCTGCATCGCCAGCTTGGCCTCAAATGCCGCGTAGGCCGTGGACAGCTTGCCCAGTGTCTCGGACAGCGCGCTCGCTTCCTTGTCGCCTTCGCCCTGCGCCACCCATTGGCCATCTTGCATTTTCAATAGCTGGCCACGCTGGTACAGGGTGTCACCCTCGTTGTACACGATGGGGCTGGATTCAGTCGCATTCAGCAGCTCCCAGTCGATACGGGACTTGGGCAGCTTGCGCAGCATCTTGCCAATTTCGCCCACCGTGGCATTGGTGGTCAGCACGTCCACCTCCCCAAAGCGGCCCTTGCCCTTGGCCAGCTCACCCAGCACAAAGCGCTTTCCTTCGCCTCGGAAGTAGTCGCCCTGCAGGTATTCATCCCACAGCACCCCGGCCTGCTCCAGCACTTCGGGGGATTGGTCGCGCAGCTCTTCGATGCGCTCCGCTGACGCCTTGCTGAATTTGCGGAAGAAAATCACGTCCGTCATCGTGTCTGCAGCCGCTGCACCAAACACCGAATTTGGCAGGCGGAATGCCCCGATGAATTCGGCTTCATAGGCCACATCGCGGCGCATGCGCATTTCAGCGCCACTCTTGCCAGAGACACAGCGCGGGGGCGTGATGAATGCCGCGATGCCTCCCGGCTTGAGCTTTTCGATGCTGCGGCGAATGAAATAGCTCTCCAGCGGCTCCTTTTGGTACTTGGGGTCTAGGTGCTGGTTGCCGCCGCGATCTGCCAGCGTGCCAAAGGGCACATTGGAAATCACCGCGTCGTACTCTTCGTCGGGGGTGTTGGCTGCTACGCGCTCAAAGGGGCTGACTGTGACGCTGTAGCCCGATCCACCGTTGACCAGTTGGTTGATGCGGCCCGATGTTTCATTCAGCTCCACCGCGTCCACGACAGCTGACTCCGGTGCCGCCGCGCCAAAAATGCCGGTGCCGCCGCATGGATCGAGCACCTTGCCACCGGCGAAGCCCAGCTCTTTCATGGCCTCCCACATGCCCTCGGCAATGGGCATGGGGGTGTAATACTCATAGGCGCTGCCCTTTTTGCCGTCCGCGCCCACCATGCCGCCGCCCGTGCCGCTGTACTTGGCCAGCACCGCTTTTTGCTCTTGGGTCAGGCTGACAGGGCTCAAGTCCCCGGCGTCAATCTGCGCCAGCAGCGCCATGGCCGCCGCGTTGTCGCGCTTTCGCTGGGACTGCTTGCGGTCTTCGTCATAGGCATACAGGCTGGCCATGCGCTGGCGCGGCAGCACCGCCGTTTTGAAGGCCTGCAGCAGCCCTTCCATGAATGGCAAGCGCAGCATGGGTGCGCTCTCGCGCGCCAGTTGTTCGCGCAAGGAAGCCACGGCCAAGTGCTGCTGGCCATTGGCATCGTCAAGGGTCGTTTGTTGTGTTGGGTGCATTGCAGATTCCGCGAATTAACCATGCAGATTCTGCGAAGCAAACCACCCTGAAATTCCCGCGTTTTCCGCTTGACCGGCCTTGGCTCACTGCGCAAAAACCACTAAATCAATGAAAATACACATTGCTTTGCTTTTTTCTTTGAATTATTGGCTTTTATGGGTATGATTGCCCCAGCGATTCAGGCAAATGTGCTTTTGGATCGCACAAAAAGAATGACCCGCTCAAGGCTGGCACCAAGAGCGGGTCGGCATCGCAAACACTTTGGAAGGTACATGCAATGAAAGTCGATCTTATCACCTTGGCCCAGCAAGTTCGCGCAGCTCACACACACGGCACCAGCATAAAGATGCCTCTGCTCACAATGAATCAGTGGAGCCAGTTGAACTGTCTTTTGGCCTGATCCAGTCCAGACACAGCAAAGCCCGCATCAGCGGGCTTTTTTTATGGCTTGCCGTGGAATTTCTCGTCACACGCCGTAGAGCAAAAGGGCGCGCTTTCCACGGTACACATGGCGGTGCAGCGCTTTCGCAAGCACTTCACCCGCAGCCACACTTCCCCGGACTCCACCTTGGCCTTCCATTGCTTTTCGCAGGCCTCGCAGCAGCAGCCACTGAACTGCAGCAGGCCCAAGGCTCCGCACTGGTTCCTGCATGGCCACGCCTGATTGCGCAGCGCCTTTTCGCGCGCACGCTTCTTTGCCTGCTGGCTGGCAATGGTGATTTCAGCAGGCGTGCGCGGCGCATACTTGCCAAAACGCCCCATCAAATACAGCTTGGACACCTGCCTACCTCTAGGTCTTAACCCGGTTAAGTTGGGGCCACTGGGGCGCGTTTTGCGGGTCTTCGGGCGGCTCAATCACTGGGGGCGCAGTGCTTACAGTCCCCGTGCGGATTGCCTCGATTTGCGCCTGCACCACTGCCACCGGATCACGCACAGACACGCCCCAGCTATCGGGTATCAGCATGGTCTGCAGCGCCACCTCCCCCAGCGTTTCCATGGTGTAGCCAAAGCCCGTGGGCGGCACGATAGCGCGCAGCAGGCCCGCAAAGTATTCCTTGGCATGCGCGCTGCCAGTCCAAAGCACCGGGCCGTCATCGGGGAAATAGGCACCCAGCGCCCCATAGGGAGTGAGCACCGTATAGGCATCGTCGGGCACGACAAATGGAGCTGTCACAGGATCATTCCTTGCAAGTCTTCGGACACTTTAACGGGGTCGGGCCTCTTGTCTGCAGAGAATCCTTCCGCGCGCCAGCGCATCATGTACGCCAGTACCCAGTTTAAGCGGTCGGTCACGAAATGACTGGTATGCGTGACCAGCTCAATCGCCCCCGGCTGTCCATTTGCAACCACCACGTAATGCCCATCCACCTTGGTGCGCACGGTCTTGGTTTTTACGCGGCCCTTGGCGTCTTTGACCTGCACCGCCGACTCCTTCACCACCTTGGCGGAATAGAACAAGGCAACCTGTCCCGGTACGCTCCCCGGCATGGTTCCCAGTGGCTTTGCCTTCATAGTGGCCAGAATGCGCGAATAGGCCGATCCATACAGGTAGTCGGTGCTATCGGGCTTGAACCCTGCACTGGCTACGTGGCGCTGCTCATAGGCCTTCACCGCCTTGGCTTTGGCCTGCGCCACGGCATCCACCACATGGCGCGACTCTTGGCGCAGCGACAGGTGCAGCTTTTCCAGCGCATCACGCGGGCGCTCAATAAAGCCCCGCACAAAAGCAAAGCTCTGCGGGTCTTTGGTCAAGCGCTGCGCCAGCAATACCGGGTCTGAATACGACTCCAGCACCATGGAGAAAATCTCGGTCATGCCGTGGGCGTAAATCTTGCCCATGTACGGGGAAAAGAAGTGATCCACAAAGGCGATTTCGTCATCCTCATACCCGGCATCGCCCGTCAGCTTGGATAGCTTGTCACTCTGGCCTGCGTCCGAGCGCATACGGATAAACAGGCGCGCAGCAGCAGCAGCGCTTGGGTCAGCCTCGATGTGGTGCCCCAGCTCATGCCACAGCACGCGCTTGTTGAAGTTCTTGCCGCTCTTTGGCACGAAAATCTGCCCTGGATTGCCGTGGGGCATGTTGGCTGCTGCGCGCTCTCTTTCGTGGGTAAGTATGCGCACCGTATCCAGCCTGCCGCGCACGAACCGGAAAAACTCGGCGGCATCCTTGCGCACCTGTGTGGGGGCATAGCCGCCCTTGCGCAGCGCAGCCTCGGCATCGGGCGTGATTTCGATGGCCTGCGCCCAGCTCTTGGCGTCTTTCTCCGTCACCTCCGAGCTATCCACAACCTTCGCCGTGAGGGACTTCATCAGTAGCTCGGCTTGATCCACCTTCTGGCGCTGCACGTCTATTGCCGCATAGACGCGCTCTGAAAGCGCATCGCTCAGGCGTATGTACTCCGCGTCAATGGCGCGCTGCTTGGCCAGCAGCTCCTGCAACGCTTGAGCACGATCTTGACGGGCTTGCTCCGTGTCTTCCAAGGGCGAGTCACGCAAAGCAATGAACTCACCGGCCACCGCGTTACTGCGCTCCCGGTGGGCCTCCATTTCCTTGTAAGCCATCGGATCAAAAGTTTCCAGCGATGGAAAGTCCACCCATTGGAAAGCCAGCTTTGCCGACTCCAGCTCCTGCGCGCTGTAGCTGCCCTCTTCAATAGCCCGGTACATGGATGCCTTGGCATGGACGTGGCCACGCATGTACTCGGGCGTATCTGCGGGCTCCGGCAGGTCGGTGAATGTGCGAATTAACCCGGTTAAGTCGGCGGTATTTTGGTGCTCCGCGCGTAGCCCCAGCTCGATTTCCTCCCCCTCCAGCAAACGCGACAGTTGCAGAATGTCAGCGGCCTTCAATCCCGCCTCGATCTGCAGCGCCGGGGGCGCGTCCTGCGCCAGCTTTGCCAGCTCTTCGCCCAGTACCGCGTGCAGCTTCTCCGGCACCATGCTGGCGCTTCCCTGCGCCACCCCAGCAGGCGGCACCCAGTTGGGCAGCAGTTGCTTGCGCAGCCCCATCGCGCGGCGCTCGATCAGCGCCCGCTTTTTGATGGCATCCAGTGGATCATCGCTGGCGCTGGCAGACGCGCGCAGTTGCAGCAAGGCTGCGCACAGCCCCACACGCTCTTGCACGCCCATGGCCGCGCCAGTGAGGGCCAAGCCCCCCTTGGTTTTTGTCTTGACCATGCCTTACCCGTTCTGCTTGACTTCCAGCTCTGCCCAGTGGGTGATCGCCTCGTTTGACACCTGCGCGCCCTCGCCCACCAGCGCACCCATGCCCTCCAAGGCCTCCACCGCCCCCTTGATGCGCTCATACAGCGCTTGCAGGCCTTCGGCGTCATGCTGGCCTTGGGTCACTGCCAAAAGCGCGTCTAGGTGCGGCTTGATGCCTTCCTGTGCCACCGATGCAGGCTCTTGCACCTCTGGCGTAGGCTCCATGGCTGGCGCAGGCTGCGCCCCCATGAGCTTGGCCCGGACTTCCAGCACTTGGCGCGACAGCTTCATGCGCTGCAAAGGGGATTTCTCCCCCTGCAGTGCCGTGCGCAGCCCAAGCAATTCCTTGGTCAGTTTGATGCGTTCAATTGCATTCATTTGCACGGCTCCCGGTTAGGCAGTTGCTGCCAGCGCGGCATTGGATACAACGTCAGCGGCTTTTTCAAACAAGGCGGCAATCTCTGCATCGCTGCCATGCTTTTCAAACAAGGCCTCCAAGTTGTCAAAGTCCACTGTCAGCGGGTCTGTCTTGCCGTCTGCAATGCCTTGCAGGTACTGCAGGGCTGCTGTGCGCTCAGGGTCTGCGCTTTGCGGCTCTTGTGCTGCGGTTGCATGCTTGGCAATCGCTGCATCAATCGTCGCCTTTAAACCCTCAAACATTTTGAATGCATCCTGCATATCAATCTCTCGCAGCTTGTTCGGCTTGCGCGCATCTAGCTTGTTATTGACTGAGTGCGCAGTGTCACGGTCAACACCGTAAGCAGCCATTAACAAGCTGTCGCGCCCACTCTTGCTGAATGTTTCCATCAAATCAATTTGCGCTGCGTCAGTCATGCCTTCAAAGCTGCTCAGGCTATATGCGATGTCCTTGAGATACTTTGCAGCTTCCTCGATTGTTGAGCCTTCTACATACTGCTTCGGCTTGGTGCTTTCAGATTGCTTTTCCTGCATCAGCTTTGCAAAGCGTTCGCCCGCCTCCTTTGGCATGCTGTCCATATCGGGGAAGGTGTCGAATGGGTACTGCTGCCACATTTCCTGCTGAATAGCGGCCTCAAGCATTCGCAAATCGCCCTCTTGGACGTATTCATAGTAGTTAGCCGCGTACTCATGGCCAGCGAAGTGCTGCGCGAGCTTTTCCACTGCCTCTGCGCGCTCAGATTCGGTGTGCAGGCGGCGAATTTCAAAAGATTTCAACTCTTTCTCTGTCAGCTCACGGCTATAAACCGCAACCCCATGGCGCGCTGTACTGGCAATGTCTGGCGTAGCTGGGTCAACGCGCAGGAAGCCATCTTGCGGAATTGCTCCCGGCCCTGCAGGACGGTTTACCAGCGCATAACGGTACTCAGTGCTCGCAGTGGTGTTTTCTGACTCTGGCATTGGCTCATTGGCCTGTGCTTCACGCTGCAACTGCTCCAAGCGCTGGCGCGTGCGGCGCGCTTCGGCGTTGGTGTTTTTCAGCTCATAGTCAGGAAAGCCCACGCGGCCCGCAAAGTCCTTTTTGAACAGGCCTTCAATGGTCGTTTCGCTCCAGCCCATGGCGGCAAGGCCTGCGCGGTCGTTCTTGCGCACCAGCTTGTTTGCACTGCGCATCAACTCGCTGTAGCCCTCCAAGTAGGCCAGCTTCGCCTGCAGCTTGGCAATGGCATCTGGATCGGTGCTGTAAATCTCCCCCTTGGGCTTAGCCCTGAGCAATGCATTTAGGCGTGCTACGGGCGTGTCTGCGGCCTGCACAGGCTCTACCTTGGGTTCTGGCTGCGGCTCTGGCTGCACTTGCTCTTGTGGCGCTGGCAGTGCCTGCACCAGCTCTGCCAGCTTGGCGGTGATTTCCTTGGCCTTGGAGCTTTCCAGCGCCACAGCATCACCGGCTGCGCCCGTGTACAGGGTCACAAAGCCACCCTCGGAGATAGCTGCACGCGCGGCAATCTGGCCATCCTTGCCGATCTGTGCGGACACGCCGAAGTGCGTGGCACCGTCAAACAGGGAGCCTGTGTGCAGCGATGCCGTGAAGTCACCCCACACCACCTGAGCCCCGGCTGCTTCTGCGGCTTTTTCCAAGTCCAAATTGGCGCGCACAAAATCCAGCGACTTGCCGAAAAACTCGCTGTCTTCGTCGTCCACGATGCCGTCATCACTGGATGGCGCATCGTCGCTGTTTTCTGCCCAGTCTTTGGCGTCAATTCCCTTCGCAACCTCTGCAGGATCATCCCCCACGCGGGCGATGTAATCGAAACTGCCGTTGAAGTCGATTTCATCCAGCATGCGGCTGTCAGGGCTCATAACAATTTCTGTGCCGCGCGGGCTTTCTACCGCCCACTGACCTCCCTCGGTTTCTTCGTCTGGATTGGTGTTTGGCTTGCCGTCCTGCGTCAGCTTCCAGCCCAGCTCCTGCAATTCCTTGGCCACACCTTCAATCAGCTCGCCCAACTGGCCAAAATCGCCGGACGCGCGGGCCTTGGCCACCTTGACCTTTTCCATAATTGCGCGGACGCGATCAACCAGCTTTTGCATATTCATGTGCGAAGGCATTTCAGGCAATCCGCGCGCAATCAAATCCTCGCACGCCTGCAAGTAGCCCAAAATCTCGCCTTCACCAACATTTGCCAGCTTGGCCAGACTCGCATTGCCGTACTCAAGGCGGTGATTCAGGCACCATTCCAGCGATTCATAGGCCTCGCGTGCCTCTTTCTTGGTCACTGCCTTGACCTTGGCAGGCTTGGCCAGCGCCAGCACATCAGTACCCTTCACCAGCTTGAGCTTGGCGGCCATTTCTTCGGCGGTCAGGCTCTTGCCTTGCATGGCATGACCCATACCCGTGAGCACTTGGTTGGCCAACCAGTCGTAAATGTCCTGCGCGCTGCCGGTCTTGGTCTGCTGCATGCCCGATTGCGTGGCCTTGGCTTCGTAGTCGCTGCCCTTGGCCTCCAAGGTCACATATTCGCTGCTGCGCGACTTGCCAATCAGGTACACAGCGGCGTACTTTTCTGCCATGGATGAGTCCCACCACTTGTCAGACGTGGCGGCAGGCTCTTGCTCTTCTGCAGCCTTGCGCGCTGCCTCTGCCTCTTGCTCGGCCTTTTGCGCCTCTTCCATGGCCTTAGCCTTGTCGGCATCCCACTGCTTACCGGCTTCCTGTAGCACCTTGGCGGCTTCGGCGGGTTCGGCCTGCGCCACCCACTGGGCCTCTACTACGCCTGTCAGGTTGCGGTCGTCCATTTCGCCGCCACCGATCCACGCATAGGGGTCGGACTTAACCCGGTTTTTTAGCGCAGTCATTACCTTGGCTTCCCACTCGCTGCGGGTCATTCCAAGGTTCTTGCTTTTGTTCTTTGCAGCTTCGATCTGCGCAATCTGGTGCTCTTCCAATTCCAGCTTGGCCAGCTCCAAATCCTTCTGTGCGGCGCTCAGCTCAGCCTCCAGCCCCTGCACCTCACCCTTGAGCGTTTCAATGGCCTGCAGGCGCTCGGCGCGCTTGCCGTTGGCACGCTGGAATGCGGCGCTGTTTTTGTCGGCCAGTCGCATCATGCGGCGCGCAACTTCGCGCACGTTCAAGTCCTTGCCCAGCTCGGGCGCGACAACGATGGTCACGTCCTTTTTATTGAGCATCCATTTCCACGAAATCAGCTCGTCGTCAGGGTTGATCTTGCTGGGGTCGGCGTCCGGGTTGTGCAGGTACACGCTGATTGTCTGCCCATCGCTCAGCTCATACACCACAGCCACTTGTGCGGTGCCGCGCTGCTTAAAGGGGTCGGATACCTGCATGGCCTGCGTTTTAACGGCCACGTTGGTGACGCGATCCATGGCCGCGCGCAGCAGGCCCATGCGCTGCTCTAGCTTCACAAATGGCGTCACCAGCGCATCCAGCGCCAACACCGATTCATTGTCGGGGTCGCTCAAAATGTCGGCCATGCTGGCGCTGTCCAGCAGCAAGCCGCCTGCGCCGTCATCACGGCGAATGTCGTAGATCAATTGGTCGAGGTTGCCGCCAATGGGCAACGCTTCGCCATTCCATGCCGTAGGCTTCATGGCTGGGCTTTCCTTGGGGTTATAGGGGAGGTGCTGGGGGTCAGCAGGACGGTCTAAGCTGGCGTACTTGAGCCACCAGCGGAATTGATCGAGGGTCATCGGCACGATGCTTTGCAGGCCTTCCCAGCCCAGCTCGTAGCTGGCCATGTACGCGGCCCGCGCGGCCTCTTCGCTGCCAAAGCACAGCATGGCCTTGTGCTCGTCAAAGCGGCCCTGAAACCCTTGGTTGATGACGTACACCGTGCCGCTATCGACCTGCGCGCCGATAAAGCAGTCCACGGCATCACCATCGGCCCCCTTGGTGCCCTGCAAGTAGCCGTAGTGCGCGCCCATGACGTTGCGCCACTTGCGCCCCGTGGTCTTGCTGCACTTTTCGCGCACGGAGCCTTGGGGCTGCTCGATACACAGCGTCAGGCCTTGCCACTGCACGCGGCCCACTTTGTAGTTTCCAGCGTTGCAGGTCGCATCACTGGGGCGCTGCTTGCCAAAACCGAAGGCACTGGCGTGCGCTGCTTGGTCTATCGCTGCAAGCATTGCGTCAAAAGACGCGGGAGGTGGAATATTTGATGGCATGCGGGCAATCGTAGGATTGCGAATGCTGCTTTTTTCCCCCTGTTTTCTGCGCACTTCCCCATCAAATCCTTGATGAACGCGCGTTACAAGACTACATTAAGGCCATGCCTAAAAAGAAAAATCCAACGATTGCCAAAATCCAAGCACGGGTGCGCTCCATGGAGTCCCGTAAGATAGAAGCCGGTGCCCGCCGTATGCCCGGTGGACTGCTGCAGCCCGAAGCCACTCAGGCTATTGAATCCTTGCTGGCCAGTGGCTTTGCACCCAACATCACACACGCTATCAACCGTGCATTGATTGAATGTGCCGCTAGGATCACACCCCAGCAGTAAGCATTTTTCTCCACTCACAAAGCCCGCCCTGAGCGGGTTTTTTCATTTCTTAACCGGGTTAATTTCCACTGCGTTTGCGCTGTACCAGTGCTTAACTTTCTCTCTTGGTTCTTGTTTGTTTGGAGACTGTTAACTTCTCAGCTCCCCCCGTTGACTGCCAGAGGGTTCGAGGGTTGCTCATCTTGGCAAAGGCTCCCCCAGCCCAGCGCTCAAAAAAAAGCGGCTCGGTTGCGGTCTTTGCCAAGGCTCTGCCGTCAGGACGGATGGGAGACAAATTGGCCCGTGCCACTGGATACGTGGGCACGGTTAGCGGATTCACGGGCATATCCCCCGCGTGCAGGCCTGTTCCGCCTCAAGGCTCTAGGTGCGCGCTTCCCTGCACCCCCGGCTTTCGCCTTCATTCATCGCGCGCTATGGCCGCCCATGTGCGAATCGTGAATACCTTGGAGCGAAGTTACCAACCCCAAGGCTTGACGCATAACGCATGGATTGCGGACAGGAGTGCAGAAGGCACGCGCATATGCACAGCTACGCCATGGGCTTGTACAGCGGTCGTAGATATGGATACAATGTGTCTAACGCAACGGCCTATCCCAAGTTAGAAACCGTCTGCGGAAAAGCTCCGAAGTTCCACGTTCGGGGCTTTTCTTTTTTCTAGGGTTGCTTTTCAAAAAGAGAGCAAGCCAGCTAGAGCTTTCGGCATCTGTGCCATTGTTGGGCTGGATCATACACGCCCAAACTGCCGCAATCACCTGTATTTGCGTACAGCAGTAAAAATAACGCGCGTTATTAAGCAAAAACCCGCACACGGCGGGCTGCATGCATCGTCTTAACCGGGTTAAGACGCCACAATCTGCGCGCGAATCTTGGCGGCTTCATCGCGTGTGGTGGCGATGGCTTCCTTGATCTGGTCGCGCTTTTCCGTTAGCACTTTCTCCAGCTTGGGCGCGGCTGTGCGAATGCTCGGGGGCAGCGCCACCTTGGCATTGGCCAGCTTCTTTTGGAACGCTGCGCGCCCTGCATTCATGGCCTTGACCACCTCGTCAATGGCGGCCTTGTGGTCGTCCGGGTTCTTGAGCGGCAGCACCCGGCCATTGAGCAGCAGTTGGTAAATGTCTCCGGTCTGCTTCACGCGAAAGAGCACCACTTGGCTGTCCGCGAAGGTCATGCTCATTTCACGGTGGGAGATACCGGCTGTGCGCTTTACAGTCGTGCCGTAGTCGGTATCCACAAGCTGCGCCCCGGCGCGCGTGAAAAAGCCCTGCAGGGTCTTGCTCGCGCGCCCCTTGGCCAGATCGTCAAAGGTAAAGAGTACGTTTTTAGCCATGGCTGGCGTCTTTCTCGGCCTGTGCCGCTTGGTAGTAACGGGGCAAATGGGCGCGCTGCAACTCGGACTCATACGCCGTCTTGCAGTGCTCTTTTTGCCAAAAGAAAAGCAGGTCGATGGCTCTGGCTGTCCACCCCCACCACTTGTGACGCTTCATGCGCATCCGGTGCGCGCGAGCGGACAGGGTTTCGTCGGCCTGCCCGCCCAGTAGCGTGTTCAGAAGTTGGTCAAAGGCAATCAGTACCTGAAACAGTGCTTGCATGACTCCCTCGGTCAATGTGGTGGCGACACGTCCGCGCCATCGCCTTGTTCTGTGTGGGTGTGGTCGCTGCCCACGTTCACCCCGTTGTGCGTCAGGGTGCCGCCAGAGATTGCAGCGCCACCGCCACCGGACACCGAGATACCGCCCGTGCCGGTAATCAGGTCATCCACGGTCAGCGCGCCCTTGATGTGCGTCAGCGGCGCTTCAATCGTGACCAGTGACGGGCTCTTGATCGTGATGTTGGCCCCAGTGGATTCGATCAGCACATTGCCGCCCGCAATGAACTGCATGAGCTTGACCGCAAGCAGCTCAATGTTGTCTTGATGGAACCGGCGCCAGTCGGTGCCATTGCCCACGCGCGGATTGCGAAAGCCGGTGATGATGGGATAGCGCGCGTCCCCGCACTCAAACTCCACCCACACGGTATCGCCCGCCAAAATCAGAATGTCGGTCGAAAACTCCCCAGCCTTGGACTTGTCGCCAATGGGGTATTCGATTTCTGCCGATATGCCGGGGCCAGTGCCATCGGTCAGGCCGGGGATATGCACGCGGCACTCCCTGCGTTTTTTGTCGTAGCTGGCCACCACGGCGGGCAGCTTGCCGGGGATAAAGCCGTGGGCCTGATCGGAATCGCTCATACCACGTCCCCCAGCCACAGCTTGGTAAAGGCTTGCTGAGCCCCACCCGATTCGGTGCCGGATGCAAAGTAGTGACAGGCCGTGATGATGGCCAAGTTCTTAGCCCCGGCCACCTCAATCACGTCCCCAGCGCACAAGTGGCCCGCAAAGTCGATGCGCGCCTCTTTGCGGCGCACCAGCACCTTGCCCATGCCATTGAGCATCAGCTTGCTTTTGCGCGGTGCGTAGCTGCTGGATCGGGCCTTGGTGCTGTCCGCATAGATGATCGAGCCATCGTCGGCAATGCTGTAGAACGTGGGCACCTCATGGCGCTCCAAAAAGTCGCTTTCTGCGCCCTTGGTGGCGCTGGACGGGATGCTCATGGATGGCGCGGCTTTGAGCATGTCAGCCAGCCGCAAAAACTCCATGCGCCCGTTTTTCCAGCGGATCGCGCCTCCCGAGTCCTGTACGGCCCGCGCCAGCATGAATGTCGGGGTCTGCCCCTTCATGCACACAAAGCGCGGAACCGTCACGTCCTGCGCCATGGGGCGAAGGGTGCAGCCACAGGCCCGGTATAGGGTGTGCAGGGGCTGGTTTTCCATCACGATAGGGCGCTCCAGCACGTAGCTGGCTGGGGTGCAGGCTTCCAGATACGCCACCAGCTCCACGGCGGCCTGCAGTCTGTCGCCTTGCACCTGCCCTCCCGTGATGGGCTTGCGTGAAATGATCTTGAGCCGGTCGCCTTGGCCCGTGGTCAGCACCATGCCCTCTTTGGTCTGCGCCAGCACCGATTCGTCGGCGCGCAGCGTGGCCTCAAAGGTCACAGGGATGGGCGTCAGGTCAGTGCGCAGCGCGGCCTTGATGATGGCATCGCCGCGCACCTGATCGCCGTTGTCGAACATCAAGATCATGGGTTGTTACACCGTGAAGGGGCCGAACCAAAACGCACGCATGGGCAGCGCTTCATGCTCGGCGCGAATGTCCGCTTCAATCTCGGAGCTGGCCCGCCCAAACGCATCAACGCCCAGCCCGCGCGAGGCCTCCATTTGCTTGGCTTGGTCGCGCTCCATGTACAGGCTCCACAAGTCGCTGATAACGGCCCATTCGCTGGGGATTACCATCAAGTCCTTATCAATGGCCACTGCCTGCGGGCGCGGGGTGCTTGCATCGCGTTTGAATGCCTCTTCCCATGCTTCGCGCTGCAGGCGTTGCACGGCCAGCTCGCCATAGGCCGTGTACTTGCGCACTGCCGCGAGGGCAAGCGCAAGCACCTGCTCAGGCGGCAGTAAGTTGGTATCTGGCGCTTCCTGCGTCAAATACCGATCCACTTTCGTTTGGATACTCTCGGGCATGTGCTACTGCGCTTAGAACTCGCCCGTGCCTTCGACCACTTCACCCGTGTAGTGATAGAACAAGGTGCCCGAAAACTGCAGCACTTGGCCCTTGTTTTCCCAGTCGCGGTCAACGGGGTCGCACTGGATAAAGCAGTCTTTGAACGGCTTGTAGCGGCTGTAGTTGGTGGGCGATACGCCTTCGTACACGCGCGCATTGAAGATGCCACCCTTGGTCAGCAGCTCAATGAGCATCTTGTCCACTTCGCCCGCCTTGTTTTCCATCAGCGTGATCGGGCCTTGCAGGTTCTTTTTGGCTACCTGCGGCTGCCACGATGCACTGCCAGCGGGGCCGGGGACTTCAATTTCACCCGTGGTGCTCAGCGTTGGCCATGGCACCTGCTTGGCCAGCAGCCACATGTGCTCGTAACCCTCGACTTCAAACACAAAGTCAGAGTTGATCGCCTTGATCGTTTTTGCAGCGACTTGGGCGTGCAGATCGCCCAATTGCTTGCCCGTGAGAATCGCCATCGCGTACCCCAAAAAGTCATTCGAGGCTTCCTACTCTATTGACGCGATGGGACTGATTTGTCGGCGTTTTCTGCGCGTTTTAGGCTGCGTGCTCAGGGATGCCAAGGCGCTCACGTTTGCCGCGTACATCGCGCGTCCTGCGGGCCAGCTCGCGCGCCAGCACCTTATCGGGCATGGTGCCCAGCTTGGCCAGCTCTTGGGCCTGCCATGGGCGGCTGACTACCACCGGGGGGAGTTGGGCTGCGATGCGCCAGCGGCGCGCGGTTTCGTAGCTTCGGCCAAACATCAGCGCCACCTGCATGTCAGGCACCTTGCCCAGCAGTGGCGCTGCTTGCGGGGGCATGCCCCGGCGCTCAAACGGCGCTTCGAGCTGCTGGCGTTTTCTCTTGATGCTTGACTCTGACAGGCCCAGCTCAGCGGCCAGCACCGCATCGGGCACAGTGCCCAGCTTTTGCAGCAGCGGCAGGCTCCAGCGCTGGCGGTGGGCGGGCTGCTTGCCCAGTGCCAGGCGCAAATAGCGCACTTGTCGGGGCGTCACGCCAAGCTCTTTGGCTATGTCCACATCAGCGCGCAGGCCCAGCATCGGCACGGCGCGCGCTTGCCATGCTTTGCTGGGGGCTGTGTGGGGGGCATTCATGCGCCCATTTTAGGGCGGGCCGTAGCACTGGGTTTGTGACCACTGCACCAGCTTTTCATAGCGGTTTTTCAGCAGTCGGTAGCGGGTGGCGTTTTCCACGCTCACGCGCTGCACATCGCTCAGCGGCAAACCGGCTGGGAGGTCGGCCCATTGGGGTACTGACAAAGCATCTGCAGCGGTGGCGCTGGCTGTGTCAGCGCTTGGGGCGGTGCTTTCTTCACCCATGTTTGCGGCACGTACTGCGTGGTCGTGCAGGCTGACAAAACCCATGGGAACAGTGCAAGCAGCATCAGCTTGGATCGAGACATATTCAGGTACTTTCTGGATGATGGTTTTGCCGTCGCGGTACACGATGCGCTCGACTTCGATGTACTCGGTCACGGTCTTGGTTTCCTCGACCGCATCGTCCGCTTTGGTCTTGTTGTTTTGGGACTTGCCCTCTGCGATGGCGGCATCAGCAACGGCCTTGCCCTTCATGTAGCCGTCTTTCCATACCCAATGGCCAGCGACAGCCAGCGCGCCAAGCAGCGCCACCAAGACAAGGGCGCCAGCGGCTGCATTCGTGAGTTTTTCCCTCATGCTTTGGCCCCTGCACTGCCCGAATTAACCGGGTTAAGACGGGGGCGCGACTGGGCTTTGATCGTGGCAAATTCCCTGATCCAGCTTCGCAAAATCAGCAGCGCAAAGCCCGTATAGATGCCAACTTCTGAAATGTTAGGCGGTTGGTTGACCAGCGCCAGCGATATGCCGTGAAAGCCCGTCCAGCGAAAGAACGGCGCGGCCAGTACGCCAAAACTGGCAAACGCCATCACGGCCCACGCGATGCCTTTGACGGCGCGGTAAAAGCGCTCCATGGGGGCGATACCGCGCTCCATGAGGGGGCACTGAAAAATGCGGTCGGAAGACTGCAAGGCGATTACAAAAGCTGCAACCCAGTGCAGCACATAGAGGGTTGTCAGCATGGCTTAGGCTCCATCCTTTTGGGGTTCAGTCAACTTGGGCTTGGGAGTGTGAATTGCATCGGAGTAGCGCTGGATGCAGCGCTGCAGCAAGATGCGCGCACCGGCACCCACCACGAAGGCCACACCAAGCTGCAGCTCTGCGCCCATCGTGGGGATCATGGCCATGCTTAGCGGTGTCATGTACCCGGAGGTCACGCTGCTGGACAGCACCACAAAAAAGCGCTGCAGCATGTTGCTGATACGCGCCATGACGCCCTGCCCCTCCAGCGGAACGCTATTGAGCAAAAAAATGGATGCCACCGCACCCAGCATGCCCGCCACCAGAAAATCCGGGCGCAGGCCCAGCGATACCCCGAAGATGGTCAGTATCTGCACGGCCCCGCCCACAGTTGCCGAAGACCCACCCGACAGTACGCCACCCCCAGCAGAGGGGTACAGCGCAATGCCCGCAGCGGTCGTAGCTGCTTCACTCATTGCAATCCTTTCAGTCCCCCCGCGTTAGCGCCTGCTTGCCGCTTTGGTGACGTTGTTGACTCCAGCAATCACGGCATTCAGCCGCTCATTCACACCGGCCAGCAGCTTGATTTCATCTTCCTTGGCCTGTTTCCAGCGCTTGAAAGACTCGGACTCAAAAAACTGGCGCGCTGCACTTGGAGTCACGCTCAAAGCTGTTTCCAGCGAGGTATTGCCTGAATATAGGGTGAGGTCATGCGCTAGTTGGCTCATGTTTTCTGCCCAGCTCTCGCGCTGCCGGGGAGAGACAGGCATCAACAGGAAAGTTGGCCGGGGGCAATGCTGCTCCCGCCTCCTTTTCTGCATCAGGCCGTGGCAAGAACACGGGGCGGCCTTCGATGCTGAATTCCCAGTCAAACAGGTGCGACAGCGCGCCCTTGCCCCACCGATAGAGCATGTACAGGGCGGCAAACTGGTTGTCAGGCCACGCGCTAAAGATGCGCATGCGCTGCATGAGCCAGTCGTCATAAGCACCCACGGCCTCGGGCGCAGGGATTTCATCGACCACGCTTTGCACGGCGCCGTCCTCGGCGGTTACGCGCACCATCTGCGCGGCCATGCAGCCAAATAGCCAGTGCATGCGCAGCGTCATGGGCTGGCGCTGGCCATCAGGCCTTGGCGGCATGTCCACCATGCCCTGCACGCGCTCGATGGACTCCAGCATGTAGCCATACAGGTGCTGCATGCCCCAGTGGTCGCCGCTGAGCTGGCCAAGGTACAGGGGCGCGCTCACGGTCGCCGGATCAATGTCGTGGTCGGGCTGCAGATAGTCGGTGAACTTTCCTTTGTCGCCAATGGGAAAGTCCGGCTGATCCGTATTGATGGCCATGAGGTACTGCCCCACCCCCAAGGCGCGCTCTTGCAGTGTCCAGTGCTGCGGGTCGATATTGGTTTCCCCCGCGCAGGAGCGCAGCATCAGCGTGTTGGCGGCCTCTTCGCTGCCCTCGGGATGGCCTGCGATGGCCATGGACTGACCAATGCTCAGCTCATGCATTTGCACGCGCAGGCGCACGGTGGAAAGTAGTGGAAAGTGAATCATGGTGCGAGTCCTCTTAGATAGGGCCGATGGCCTTCCAGTCGTTGCGGTCGATAGCGGAGCGGGTGCAAAACGTCACGGGCATGGCCAACTGCACAAAATTGCCGCGTGCGTCGATAGGACTGTCCAGCGGGATCGTGGCGGCCTCGATCACCATGTCCCGAAAAATCCGGTTCTTGTAGCGCAGCGCCACAGGCAGCGGGGCCAGCGAGGGCATGAGCATTTCCACCATGCCTGCAGCCTCGTTGCGCGCGGTGTTGGCTGCGCGGGCGATCACACTGCCGTCTGCCGACAGCTCTTGGGGCAACATCCAGTCCATGAGCTGCGCAAGGGGGCGCTCGACTTCGGCCAGCGGGTCACGCCATGCGCGCAGTAGCAGCGTGGCCGTGATCTTGATGGGCTGCATGCCGTTGAAAACCTGCGTGCTATTGAGCTTGGTAATGCCCGTGCGGCCTTCAAACGCGGTGAGCTGGCTGTTGATCTTGTCGCGCAGACCTGCAGCCACACCTTGGTCACTTGAGCCTGCCAAAGAGGCTACCAAGGGCTGCAGCGCGCCAGTCTGCAGCATCGCAGCCAGCGCGGGCGCTTGGCTCTCGGTTCCGCTGCTCTCAAACGGGCTTTGCCAGTTCATGGCCACTTCCAGCGATGCATCTTGCAGCGCCCCTACGACCGCTGGGGCGCTGGTGTCCTGCACCCAGCGGGCGTCCTCTTTTTTGAGCTTGTAAATCTGGCCAAGCAGGTGCTGATTGAGTCCGTCCCACAGTCCGCCCGTGGTCATCCCCATACTCTTGCCTGCTGTCAAGTTTGATAGCAATGTCGCCATGTATTCCCCCAACAAAAAAGGGGGCGCGAAGCCCCCCTTGAATCCCCTTGTGTCAGGGGCTGCGGCTTAGCGGCTCAGGCCCATTTGACGGCGCATGCGCATGGACTTGGCGCGGCGCATCATGGCGCCGGCACCAAAGGCCTTGGAGCGCGCTTTGCGCAGCGCCAGCTTCTGTTTGGACGACAGCTTGGGGGTGCCAGAAATGCGCTTGCGAATAATCACCTTGCGGCCACCGCGAATCGCCACCTTCTTTTTGTAGGCGCTGTCCATGACCGGCTCTTGGTCTTCGTCAGTGAACACCACCGAGTCCAGCAGCGCGCCCTCGGCATCGTCGCCATCTGGCAGCGAAGCGGCCAGCAGTTCACGCACGCGCGATGCAGCGGCGCCGGCTTCCTCCAAGTCGTCGCCAAAGATAGCTTCGGCATCTTCGGCGCTGGCACCCATGTTCTGCATGTAGGCGCTGGCCGTGGAGAAGGCTTCCAGCGCCACGGCTACCTCGTCAGGGCCAAGCTCGCCGTCCGCGTTTTCATCAGCAATGCCAATCAGCGTGTTGACCAGACGATCCGCAAGCGATTCGCCGGGCTCCAGATCGTCGGTGCCCACCCACTGATTGACCACCGCCACAGCAAACGTAGAGGTGTACTGGTCAGCAAATGCATCGGTGGCGCTGTCCAATGTGGTCTGCGCTTCCTTGTCTTGGGCGGGCTGCTTGCCATTGTCGGCATCTTTGCCAGCGGTGGCGCTGTCCAGCGTGGTATGCGAAGCGCTGATTGCGCTGGCGGCCTTGATGATGACGCTGGCCTGTGCCAGTGCCACGGGATTGAGGTTATTCAAGAGGCTCACTGCTGATCCTTTCTGTTACTTGGTGACTGCGTGGGTGGCGTGGATGGCGCGGGCGGTGCCGTCATAGCGCGCGGTGTAATCCATCACCATCGTGTCGTGGGGGCGTGCATCGCTGGGGCGCACGTACCAAATGGCGGCTTGGCCCTTCATTTCAGGCTCATTGCTGGGCTTGATCCAGCCTGCCGCAAGCGCGCCTTCAAAGTAGTTCTTGAACCACTCATTCATCTTTTTGACGGCTACCTGCATGGGGAGCTGCAGCAGTCCCTTGGCGTAGCGTGTCGCGGCTTCGTCGGTGTGCGTCACCATGTCCGCCACGTTCTGCAGCATGATGAGGCTGTTGCTCACAGGCGCGCAGGTCAGCGAGTCAAAGAACACGCAGCGCGAACCGCCGTCGTACTCGGAGAAGATGACCGGGTTGATCTTGGCCTTGGCCAGCGCCGACAGTTCCTTGTTGTCGGGGGTGTAGGTTTGCGTCATGCCTTGGCGGCTCACTGGCCATTCACGGCCTGCAATCGCATAGTTCTTGGGTGCAAAGCCCCTGGCATCCACCTGCGCGTTACGACCGCACGCATAGGCGATATTGAGCGTGGCCACACCAAAGTAATCCTTGGCATTGATACCGGCAGGATCAAGCGACTTGATGGGCGCCCAGTAGCCTTGCAGCAAGTGCGCTTCCTTTTGGCCCGTCATGTTGATCTGCTCCACGAAGGCCTCGGCCTGCTCGGGCGTCATCCAGCCGGGAACGTCAAAGCGCAGTTGGCGCGCAGTGCGGTAGGCCAGCCCTGCCAGTTGCGAGAACAGGGCAGGCGCTTGCGTGCCGCCGGAGCTGATGTAGGCGAAGTTATGGGGCGTGAATTCCAAGCGCTTGCACGCGGCTTGGTAGTCTTCCATGCCGTAGGCAGTACCACCTTCGTCAAAGCACAGCAGCACGTCAGACTGCGCCCACTTGGCCATGCCTGCATCGTTTTCACCGTAGGCAGCGCTATCGGGCAGGATGGAAACCTCTTGGGTGGTGCTCAGCAGCTCCACGTCATCGGAGAGGTTGGCCACCACGTCAGGCAACCACTTGGAGTTACCGTTATCGTCCAGCGCCCCCGGCACCAGCGATCCCGAAAATTCATGCAGTGCGTTGCCGTCCTTGTCAGACAGGCGCACCGTAATTTCGTTGACCGGCACCTCGATACCGCTTTGCTTGGCGCTTTCTGCGCGGAACGAAAGTTTGATGCCATCGTTGAAGCACTCCAGATGCTTGACGGCAAACAAGAAATCTTCTTCGGGGGCATCGTCTTGCACCGTGAAGGCGATGCTCTCGGGTACTGCTGCGACTTCGCCAGATGCAGCTTTGGCAGGCACGTACTGGCACACGGCCCACTTGATCTTGGCGGCAGGCGTCACAAGGCGCGAGATAACCGCCTCATAAGCACCTTGGCTCAGGGCTTCAATCACATGCACCATGGCGTGATTGAGGGCGCTCAGGCGCACAGGCTCACCACGGCCCAGTTTTTTGCGCACATTGCCCTCATGCACCTTGAAGGCGCGGTCAATACGGCCACGGGTGGCGCGCATCGGAATGCCAAACACGCGGTCGCTGATGCTTTGCGTGGGTAGCTCGGACTTGTCTTTGAGCGGGTTGAGCTGAACACCGGATTCCGCGCCCAGTTGTCGAACAAATGCTGCTGTCATTGTTTAAAACCTTCTTTTGTTGGATGTCTGCGATAAGGGCGCGGCATATCCATTAGTCGGCTTGCACAGTCACGCCGGCCGCAAACCCATTGAGTTCGCACAGGGCTTGCACATCGGTCGCAAAGCGGTGCAATTGGTCTGCATTGCGAAATGTGGCGGGCTGGGTGGTCAGCTCTGGCAGGCCTGCTACGTGGGCCAGCGTGAGGCCTTGCAGCTCAGGGAAGGTCACGCGGCGGGGCATTTGGTTGGTTACGGTCACAGACAGCGGGAAACCACGCGCCACCAGCTCCTGCGCAGCATCGCCGTTTGCATTGGAGTCAGGGCCAATCGCCACATTCAAGGGCGCTTGTGCGGCCTGCTGCGCGCCTTGCTGGCTGTCCGCTGCGGCAGTCGTGGCTTGTTGGGTGTCAGTGCTGGCGCTGGTGGTGGCGCTGTCAGTCACTGCACCTGCTTGCTGGGTGGCTGCAGCATCGTCGGCGGCAGTTGCCGATGCGTTTGCGGCGGCGGCTGTTGCTGCGCCAGCGCTAGTCTTTGCGGGTGCTTTTACTTTGCTATTCATAGTCGTTGGAGTCTGAAAAAGTGATGGCCTGCGCCACGACTTAACCGGGTTAAGTCGTGACGCCGGAGCTGGCTTAGCGCATGTTTGTGACCGTAATCAGCGCGGCACCCTTGGCGCTTGCGCGGTGGGGGTTGGCGGCTGTGAAGTCACGGGCGTAGAAGCTCATGCCTTCGTTTTGGTCATCACCGGCTTGCAGGTTCTTGACCGTGGGCGCATGGGAGTCGCCGAACACCACGGGGTTACGCGCGGAGTTGGTGGCACGGCCCACTGCCAAGATTTCAGCGCTGGTGTTGGTTTCGCTGACGCCGCGCGGGGTGTAGTAGCAGTCGTACTTGCCGAACAACTTGCCGTAGCGGTAAATACCGGGGCGCTCTTCCACGCCGGAAGGCTCAAAAATGTCGCGCGGCAGAGCTTCCCACTGGCTCTTGACATCCTTGCCTGTGTACAGGTGCGTGATGCCGTGATCCATGGTGTCTTCCACCATCTTTTGCGACTGCAGGCCCAGTTGCGCGCCGAAGTCCGACCAGATGCGCGAGCGCAGCATGTCGCTTGAGCGGCTTGCCCACTCGAAGTTGTAGGTGCCTGTGTTTTGCTCTGCAGCGCGGCGAGCCAGCGCCAGCGCGCGGTAGTGGCGCTCAATCGTGTACTGGCGCTGGATGGCTACCATCGCTTCGCTCAGGGGATCGAGGCCCAGTTCGTTGGCCATCTGGCCGCGTGCATCAGGCGACACACGGGTGCGGGCACGCCATGGGTTGGCATACAGGTCGAACACTTCCACCGAAGTACCCAGCACAGCGCTCAGTTGGGGCGCGCGTTCAAAGTTGATCGGCGCTTCAAAGTACACGGGCACCGTAGTAGGCAGTGCGGGTGTGGTGGTCAGTGCTGCAGCGCCGGTTTCGCAGTTATAGACGCCGCCAATGACGTACTTTTGACCGGCAATCGTGACTTCACCGTTGACGGCGCTAGCACCGGAGCCACCCATGCGGCTTTCAATCGCGCACAGCTCACCGTTGATGTACACCTCGCCACGACCGCGCAGGGTAGGTGCGCCATCAATCGTCTGCAGGCAGGTGTCGGCAGTCTCTTGAACGCCTGTGATCTTGAAATTGAGCTTGCCTTCGGCATTGGGGTATGCCTTGTGAACGCGCATGGACGAAATGAACGCTTGGCCAGCAAAAGCACCATCGAGCAGCGCGCCCTCCGCGTATGCGCCGGTTGCACCCACTGCGGTGTGCGACACGATGGCCAGCTTCGCTTGGTTGGAGCGCAAGTCCGCAGGCAGGTACATCGCCCAAGGGGTTGCCTCGGCCACAGTGGCATAGAACGCCATCACAGCGCGGTTAGGCTGGATCGACAGGGGATCGTGCGCGGTGCTGAAAGCGCTGTCGAGCTTGAACTCATGGCGCGCGTGAAGGGTTTGCGCATATGCGTTGTGGATCGCTTGCTCCATCAGGTCAGCGGGCACAGCGCAGCCATTGGCGTGCTCGTATGCATGAGCGCTGTCCAAAATGGCCTTGGTGTATTCAGCTTTGCCGAATTCGTCCATGGCGATCTGCACAGTCTCAGGCACCTTAATGTCGCCACGGCTGACGGCTTCGCCAAGGAATTCAGCACCACCGGCTACCGCGTGCGTGGCGCTGTCCAGTTGCGTACCAGACGCAGCGCCAGCGCGCACGGCATCAGCAGCCGCGTTTTTGATACCAGCCACCAAGGCGGCTACTTGCAAAGTGGAGCTTTTAGTAATGCCCACCTCGGTTGTCTTGCTCATGTTGTCCTCTCGGAAGTTAAAAACACGCCGACCGATGGGCCGACATGACAAGATTTTTGGAGTCCGGGCAGGGGTGTTTTGGGCGCGTTTTCTGCGCGTTTGCTGGGGGTGGTGGATTGCGGGCCGCAAGTACACGGGTTACACCGTTTCAATTACATACCTGCGCCACCCCGAAATCACCCCCTAAATAAGCAGCGCAAGGCGTTGATTGCCTTCCTTTTTAAGCTATCTATTTAATAGCTGTTTGGCGCGCGAGATGGCCCGTGCTACTCAAGGAAAAAGGCCGAATTAACCGGGTTAAGAGGCTCGGTTTCTTGGGTGTCTTCATGGGGCGCGTCGCCGGTTTCCACTGGCAGGGTATCGCTGCTTTCGTCGTCAGGCTGCGCGCCTTCGGCCAAGTCAAAATCTGCCGCGCGACTGAGCATGTAGCGCGGCAGGTAGGGCGGCATTTCCATGGTGGGCTGCACCGTGGCGATTTCGTAGGCCAGCCGCGCTGCATCGGGCGCATCACCCAGCACAAAAAGCACCAAATCCTTGGTTTTCAGCTCTACAGGCAAGGCGGGCGCTTCGCCAAGGGCAGGGGGCGGAGGCAGCTCCGTGGCCAGCGCATACGAAGCCATGGCATCCCCCCCGGCTGGGGCGTCCAGTGCCTCGGTCATGCTCATGCCTTGGCCCATGAACTGCTCGGCACGCATGGCGTAGCCGTTGGCCAAAAACTCATAGTGGTAGTTGGGCTCGTCTTGCGAGTCCAGAACTGCCGCACCCCCCAGTGTGGGCATGCCTCCGAAGCTCTCGGGGCCGGTGCGATCCACCACCTTGCGGAAAAACTGCACGCTCCACGCATTGGGGTGACGGCGAATGACATTCAGGGCCATGCGCTGGATGCCGGTTGATACGTTGTAGAGCATGGGTTATGCCTTTCGGTTGCGTTCCAGCAGCGCCAGCATGGCTTGGGGCGTCATGCCGTATTCCTTGGCCAGCAAATTGAGCATTTCCTTGCTGTCCTTGGCCTTGGCTGCGTTTTTGCTGGCGCTGGCCGTCTGCTTGGGTGGTGGCGCTGTTTTGACGGCCTGCGTGAGCGCCTTTTTCGCAATGATCTGCTTGCGCTTGGATAGCTGCTCCGCGCTGGTGGAAATGGTGCGGGCGCGCTTGAACATTTTGGCGGCCTGCTCTTCCATTTCGCGCTGCGTGATCTTGTTGGCCGTCTTTTTAATGTCCGAAGGTCGGCCTGCAGCGCGCCCTTTTTCGATCAAGCGCGACAAGAACGCGGTCACATGCGCGCCTTGCGCAATCTCGGCCATGGTGCGCACAACATGCTTGCAGGCTACCCCCGTGAGGTTGGCATTCGTCACCTTGGGGTAGCCCGTCTCGGGCCTGCCCGCGTTGAAGGCTCCGATGGTGCTGATATAGCGGTAAAAGAAGGTGTGTCGCCCGCAGTCACAGTCGAATTTCAAGGGCTCCTGCCGCAGCCAGCGCGCCATGGTCAGGGGCGAGCCCTGCGCGCCTGCTACGGCAGCCTCATAGCTCATAAATTCCACCGTGACGTAGTGCTTGGTTTCCTTGTATTTCAAGCTGGCATTGGTCAGGAACTGCACGCGGCCTGCTTTGGCCTGCACGGGCATGGACACGCGAATTTCTTTTTGCGCCCGCTGCTTGTCTATGTGTGCCGAAAAGTCCAGCACCTGCTGCGCCGTAATCCCCCCGCGAAAGTTCTGCTGGACGGTCTTGATGTTGCCCTTGAACGCCTGTATCTGCTTGGCAGACAGCGCCACCGACTGCTGGCCCATGAGCACTGCAGAGGTGCCCAGCGTTTCCTCCAGCACCTTCGCAGGCGTCCATTTCGCACCACTGGCCACCTGATTAGGTGACAGGATGTTGGCCGCTCCTACGCGCCTGCCTTCGTCGGCCTGCGCCAGCGCGCGCGCCTCGGCTCCAGCATTGCGCACCTTACCCAAGTCCGCGATCTTGGATGCGAACATTTTGCGCAGCGAGATAGACGGCTTGGCGGTGGCGGTGGTCTTTTTCTTCGCAGCCATTAGTAGGCCTTCCAAATAGGCTCACCGCCCCGGCGCAGCTCAGGGATGGTTTCAAAGCCCGCTTCGCGCTTGAGCTGCAGCAGCTTTTCAGGGCTGGGAACCACCAGCATGGTTTGCTCCAGCGGGTCGGTGATGTGGTCAAGCCCTGCCGCTGCTTGGATCGTCAGCGCTTCGTGCCGGGTGCCATACACGCGCTGGCTGATCTTGGTCAGGTCTAGGCGCTCAGCCGGTGCTGTCTCGATAAACAATGCCCCGCGCGTAAATGGCTTGGCATGCAGGCAAAAGCGGCGCACCACGCGCCAGTAACGCATCGCTGCGGCTGTATCTACGTCCATGGATCACCTCAGATGGAAAAGCCCATGCCGCGCTGAAAAGCCCCCAGCGTGTCGAACATGGCAAAGCAGTCCTTGACTGCGGATTGACTGCGCGCGGCCCAGCAAGTGGCCACCACGCCCATTTGCTCGCACGTCACGCCAGAGTCGATGCGAACCTTGGGGCCGGATTCGTCGTATTCCCCCACTTCAATGACGCTGGACGGCGATGCGCGCTCGGTGCCCGACTCCAGCCGAAGCATTCGGCCATCGCCCTTGTCGGTGCCGTAGAAGTCCAAGAACGCCTGCACCCCCTCCCGGAAGTGCTCAGGCAGCATCACCAAGTCCACGTCCCCGGCGCTGTCGAAGCCCACCACCAAGCACCCCTTGGCGCGGGCCGTCTGGAACTTGGCCAGCTTTTTGATTTTGAGCAGTCCCGTGCCGGGGTCATAGACGCTCAGCACCGTGCAGGCCTTGCCGCTGTAGCCGGTGCTGTTGGCTTGGATCATCACAAGGTCACTCATACCGACTTCACCCCCGCGTCTGTGACCTCGCGCTTGGAAATGTCTGCCCCGCTGTCCTGCGCCTGCTGCGTGCCATCCACTTGACGCAGGAATGGGAAGCCCTCGACCTGCACCGACTTACCAGGCAGATTGCCCTCATAGCCCGTGACAGGCTTGGCTACGCCAGTGCCGGGTGCCCCGCCACCACCTACACCACCACCAGCGCCAGCAGCAGGCAGAACCTGCAGCGTTCCGTCCGCAGCCAAATAGGTTTCTCCAGCCCCCACAGCGCGATAGATGGGCTGTGTGGTGCAGAAACTCACGTCCACGGCCATCATGGTCAGGCTCTTAACGTCCGTCTGGATCAGGTTGGGCAGCACGTCCGTGGTGTCGAGCTGGGCGGGCCAAAACGAATCAACCCCTGCAAATTTCCAGTTGACCTCAAACACATGGTTGCGCCAGTTGCCCAGCCACAGCACAAACTGGCTGGCCAAGCTCTCGGCGGTGTCGCTGTCGTGTGCAGCAAATAGCACTTGCACGCGGTAGTCGCGCGCCTGTGTGCGCAGCTCAAACACGCGCTGCTGGTCATCGCCCGGAATGATGACGTGTACCGGCGAAGAGATTTCCTTGTTGCGACCTGCCTGCGTGGGGTTCACATCGCGCGCCACGGCCACCAGCGCCACCGGCATCTTGTGGGGCTTGCTTGGCCCTGCATTGGGTTCATTGCGCTGCCACAGCGTCAGCATGTCCTCTGCCGCGTCCACCATACGCCCCGGCACGATGGCCACCGCATGGGATGGCTCGCGCGCCACGAACTCTTGCAGCGCTGGCGTCATGGGGGCTACTTGCTTGAAAAACCGCACCATCCATGCCGCGCAGGCTTCTTTGAATTGCTGCATGGCTTACCCCAGCAGCACAGTGCGGGCGAACTCGGTGGCGCGACTGATAGTGGTGCGCACGGGAGATTCCTTCTCTTTGGCCAGCTCCTGCGGCTGCAGCAGCTCCGCGTGCATGAATGCATCGGTCTGCGCTTGCAGCATGTCCGCCGTTGCGCTGTCGTAGAGCATCACCCCCCGACCCTGAAACGCGCCTGCCGTGGCGCTGTCGTACTGCGTGGCCAGCTTGGGATCACGCTTGGCCAGCAGCGATAGCAACTCTTCGATCTGGGCATCACGCTCTTCGATCATGTGATTGAAGCGCATACGCTCGGCGTGGGCGTTGTCTAGCGACACTTCCAGCGCCATCTGGTGCTCCAGCGCGATATAGCGGTCAATGTCCTGCAGTGACAGGCGCTGTGCGTGCGCATCGTCCAGCAAGCAGTCGTACAGCGCATCGTGGGCCTGCTCATAGGCGCTATCGAGCGTGAAGCCGCGATTGCCCATGTAGTTGGGGGCAAAGACGTAATCCATGCCGCCGAAGTAGCGCTTTGGCTCGTTGATGACGCTGGAAAAGCCCCCGACACGCGAGCTGTAGGCCTTGCGCGCCTTTTCTCCCGCGTCCGTGTCCAAGAACTCTTGTTCGTGCTCAATCGTGCCGTCTTGGTAGGCCTTGGCGAACACGGTCACGACTGCAGGCTCTACGTTCACCTGAGTTTTGCCATCCATGCCGCCCTCTGCTGCCACCGCGCCGAATTTGACCCGTGGCCAGTGGCCATAGAACCCCACCAGCGTGCGCGCCTTGATGGCCTCTTGGCACGCGGCGCTGTTAATCATGCTGTTGACCAGCGGAATGTTGAAGTTGCGCGGGCTACCGAATGCCTTGTAGCCGCGATCCTTGAGGTTGTAGGCAATCTTGCCGGTTTTCTCGCCCATGTTGTGCGCCCCTGTATGTGCTGTGCTGGCACCTACCAGCGATCAGCCAATAATGGGCTGCGCAAGGGGCAAAAATCGGGGGGTTTTCTGCGCGCTGCACAGGGCAAATTAACCGGGTTTTTTACCCCTTACCGCCCCAGCCCTCACGCAATGCGCGCTTTATCTCAATGAAATGCGCTTCTTCTGCCGCATAGTTTGGTGCCAGCCTTTGCAAAAACGCGCGCAGGCTCATGCTGCAGTTCACATCAACCACGTAGGCACTGTTTGGGCTGAAAACCAGCAGTGAGCCATCGCTAAATTCATAGCGATCAAAGCCTATCGTTTTGTTTTGCGTGTGCCCTATCTTTCCCTCACCGGCATAGCGCTGCATGGCAGGACGTGCGCGGCCCGCATCGCGCCCCCAGCGGTCAAAGTGGCGCTGGGCGAGGCAGTTGTGCGGGGTTGGCGATTCACGCTGCCCGATGCACGCATCCAAGTCCACGTAAATCTTGCGCGCTGCTGCCCGTGAGGCATTGCTTTGACCGTTGAAAACGCGGCGCATTGGCCCCTCTCCTGTCGAAATTAACCGGGTTAATTTTGCTTTTTCTCAGCGCCACCAAAGCGCCATTCATCATCGCCACGCCACCAGCCCACAAAGCCGCCTGCAGTGATAAATCCACGCTCTGGCTGACCACCCTCTACCAGCTTCTCAATCGCGTAGCCTGTCACCCTGTAGCCGCGCTCCTGCAGGTCTTGCAGCTTGCGTGTGGCCACATGGGAAAAGTCAGGGGCATCGTCTGCGCGAAAAGCGCGGGCCATGGCTTCTGTGCTTTTTTCTGGCACCAGCTTCCACCCCCGCGGCACTGCTGGAGCGCGGCGGGCTGCTTGCCAAAACTGAGCGCACAAAGCTGATTGAGCTGTACCCCATATGCCATAGGTTCGCGCCAATTCCTCAAACTTCGGGTCGTTGTATGGCTCGCCTTCGCGCAAGTTTTTAGGCGCTTCCGGGTCAGGCAACCCATTCCATGCGTTTAGTGTCATCCCTGCTTCTCCTGTGTGACCCGCGAGTCAATTGCGGTGATGCCAGCATTCGGATTGAGCGCATCCTGCGCAAGCTGCCGCAAGATCGGTCGATCACCGGGGAAACGCTCGTCGCAGAAGTCTGGGCAAAGCGCAGCGATAAGGCTGTCGCACTCCGCATCACTCAGCGGCACGCGCTGCGCTTGGGATGCCTCTAGCTCCTGCACGCGGGCGCGCAATAAACGGATTTCTAAAACTGCATCGCGCAATACATCTATTTCTTCGCGTGTCAGGTGGTCGTCGTTGTAATGCGCCATTTTCAGCAGCGCCTCTGGCTGCTCTGTGCTTGTGTGTGTCATCGCTTGCCTTTCTTCTGCGCCTCAATACGCGCCAGCAGTGACCTGCGCAAATTCAGCAGGTGCTCTGCCACATCGTCGTGAAGCGGGATCAGCGTTGCACCATCATTCTGGCCCTTCTGGAACGCACCAAGCATGCCCATGAACATCGGCGCCATGTCCGCGTCGATGATGGCGATATGCTGCTTTCCATCCAGCTCCACAAACACGTTGATTGCGGTGACTGTCATGGATTTCCCTCTGTCAGGTTGATGGCGAAAACCTCCACCGGGTTAGGCCCGAAGTGCGGATGTGTGATGGTCTTTATCGTGTAGCCGCGCCATGGCAGAACAATGCGTCGGGCGTGGTCGTCACGCGACGGATAGCCAAGGGTTAGCACTATCTGGTTGTACTGGCGGCTCTCCAGGCGCTTGCACCAGTGTGGCGTGCGAAGCCGGAATTCCTCTAGCTTGATCCCGGCGCGTATCGCGTCGAAGTACTCGCGCTTCAAAGGAAGGTGCAATGTCTTCATGCCTTTTCCTTCAGTGCACGCAACTCAGCTTCCAGCTCTTTGATGCGTGCGTCTTGCTTCTTCCATTCTTGGTATGCGTGCCAGCTACCACCCTTGGCAACACTGATGCGGATGGCTTCCACATCTTCTGGCGTGAGCTTGGTCAACTTCTCATCCGTGTTGATCAAAAATGTGCCGTTGTCCCAGTCAAAACCAAATCCGGCGCTCACTACCGCCACCGATGGCGTGCCGCCGATAGCGCCAGGAGAATGGATGCACACCCTGACCTTCTTGTCAAAGTGTCGGCTGTCGCGCTGCATGATGATTTCTGCAAGGCCGCCCACTGTCAGCTCTGTGTTTGCTGCTGTCATTTATTGACCTTTAAGTCTTCGTCAATCTTGGCCTGCTCGCACTCTGGGTGGTACTTGCGCGCCACGTAGTGGATTCCGTTGTGCTCACTGCGGCGCGCGTACTGGCTTCCCTCGTGGATGGCTCCATGGCACCAATAGCAGGTGTAACCCTTTGGGGCCGTGCGAATGCTGCTCATGGCTGCTCTCCCTGCTTGGCTGCTTGGGTGGCGCGCCATGCTGCTACAGCACCTACAGCTTCTGTGGCTGCATCTGTGGCGCGCTGAGGATGACCGAACAATGCTAGTAGGCGTGATGCTTCGCGTACCGTTGAATACAACACCTCAATCGGGTCATCTGCGCCTTCGCGCATTGACACCAAAGTCTCCTCTGATCGGTATCCGTCATCTGCTTTGTAAGAGATCGAGCATTTCGCTGCTGTGATTTTTGGATCAGCCATTTGCAGCACCTCCCTGCTTGGCTGCTTGGGTGGCGCGCTCATAGTGCTCTGTAACTTGCTTCCGATGCTTGCCAACGCGTTGCAATAAAACATCTCCACGCTTCCAGTAATAGGAGCCGCTGCATGCTCCGCACTTTCTGCACTCAATCAATACGCCGGTTGCTGGGTGGGATTCAACTTCCAAATTCATTGATCCGCACCGTGGGCATGATTCGTATTTTTTCGCGTCCATCAAAAGCCTCCCTGCTTGGCTTGGGCTGCAAGCTCAGAGTCTGGAATGACCTTGAAGGCGAACGGCTCAGTTCCAGTGATACGGACAACAATGTTTGGGATGCTTTTTGCGCACTGAATTTCAACGCACCCATCAGCATCAATACCGCCATCTTCAAAAGCGCGCACAACCGCGTCGTGCAGTGTGTCATGCTGACCATCGGGGTCGTCTGCAACCCAAAACATATCGCAGCCCTGCGCATCCAGCCCCTGCTGGGTGGGGTGGGTGGCGGCAAGCGCAGCTCGGGCCTTCCATGCCAATGCAGCCACATGCTTGTGAAACCAAAGATCAGCAGCTTGAATGATTGAGTAGCTGTTAGGGTATGTTCCGTGCAACCAATTTACAAACGCTTCTCTCTCGTCGGTTATTGCCTGCGGCACTCCCTCTGCGGGGTGCGCGGGGGTGGTGTTTTGCATTGCCACAAATGCACCGTCCAAGAACGCACCGGCGAACTTCCGGGCCATGTTTAGGCATTCAACCTCGCGCCCAATGTAAAGCTGCTGTGTTCCGCCAGCAACAACAGCCCAGCGATGGAACATGCTTTCATGTGACGGAACGACTTTGTATCGATCTACAGCCATCTGTTCAATTGCTTCCGGCACTTCGGCCTGCACTGCCTGCGGTGCTGCCACCTGCTTGCGCAGCGGCTCCACGCCCCCGGCGCCTATGGCATCCAGCTGGGATTCCAGCTCCGCGATGCGTTCATCCTGAGCCTCGATCGTCGCGTCGCGTGCGGAAATGCCGTCGTAACGGTGGCGATGGTCGATTTCCAGGCGCTGCTCCAACTCCGCAATGCGGGCGTGCTGGGCGCGAAGGCATGCGGCTGCTGATGAGTATTCTTCCGCTATTGCTTGCGAGTGAACTCCGACATTTAGCCGCTCAACGATATCCGCCAATCGCAGCGCCTCTGCCTGCTCTGTGCTTGTGTGTGTCATTGCTGCTCTCCCTGTGGCGCGCACGTGTAAACCGTGCCTTCGTGACGAAATTTCCCCATCAGCTCGCAATCCTTTGCTGTGGACTGAATGCTCAGGCCTGCGACGTAGCCCGTCACAAGAATGCAAAGCACTGCGCCTGCGAAAAATGCGGCGTATCTGTAGGTCTGCATTTACTTCTCTCCCTGCTTGGCTGCTTGGGTGGCGCGCTGCTCATACGCAAGCACCGCATCGGTGAAAACATCGCAATCGTCGTCGCCGTCCACCGTGTAATCCTCGGCTGCCACAATGCGCGCCATCAGATCGCAGCAGGTTGCGCACCAGCGATGGGTCATGAAATCCCCGTACTTTCCTGTTTGGCAGCGGTGGCGCTCACCCTTGGCGATGGTGTTTTTGCAGTGGCAGCATTCATGCTCTTTGGCTGCGACAACCATCTTGTTTGATAGCACTGTGTCGCCTTGCTCGCCAAAGTCACCCTCAAACGGGTCGAATGCCAAGATGCTCTCATCAGTGCTCATGCTGCACCTCCCTGCTTGGCTTGGGCTGCAAGGGCGGCGCGGTCGATGCGCTCGATTTCAGCCAGGACCAATGCACCTGCTTTTTCGAGATTGCGGCGATGGCCGGAGGGCTTCCACCAGTCATCGGACCAAGGCCACATCTCCCCGACAAAATCCTGGGCTGACCTCGTTCGCACAAAGACCCCCGGCGCCGTGTGAGGCGCTTTGATCGCTGCGCAGCTGGCCGAATGTGCGGCATAGCATGCGGCGGCAAGCGCCATTTCTCCGGTGTCGTACACGTCGTCGCGCTCGGGCTTCCAGCCTTCGGTCTCGATCTGCCGCTTACGCTCGGCCAGCACATCGCGTGCCGCTGGCGTCAGCGCATCCATCCCCTGCGCTGCTGGCTGGGTGGCGGCAAGATGCGCGGCATGAAAATTTGCGTTCTTTGTGGTGTCACAGTCAAAAGCCATGTGCATCACTCGCGCTGCCGCGCGGTTCGCTGCGCCAGTCTCCAAGCCTTCGTCATGCGCGCCAGACCAGATAGCGCAATGCCAAGACCACGCATATTCTGGGTCGGCCTTCATTGCAGCTTTCAGAGCCTCCATTGCCTGCTGCGGCTGCAAAGCCTGCGCTGGCACTCCCTCTGCGGGGTGCGCGGGGGCGGCGGATTTCAGTACGCGCTCGCGCAGCTCATGGTCTTCTGGGCCACAAAGTGCAAGCAGCTCCTGAAGAAACTGGCTTGGTATCGTCACGTTTTTCATTGGTCAGCTCCACTGGCAGTGTTGCGCGGAACATTGCGTTCAATGATGCGGACGCGCGGGTTGTACAGCTCCAAGGCCGTAGTCCAGTCCGCATGCGTCATGTTCTTTTCGGTCACGCCATCGGGCCATTCGACCTGCAGGCCCAGCGCGCGACACATGATTTCAATTTCCCCTGCAATCGCGCTCTTTCCGCTGCCAGTGAAGCCGGAAACCGTCACCAGAACTTCGCCGCGCACCGCCGGCACTGCGGCCTGCACTGCCTGCACTGCCTGCGGTGCTGCGTGCTCCCCGCTCTCCGTGCTGGATAGCCTGTCCTTGGATGCTGGATCAAAATTTCCGCCGTCAATTTCCTTGACCACTTCGACCGCGTTTTGTAGCTGCTGCGCATAGGCTGTAGCGCGTGCTGGATCAACGCCATCAAAGCGCAGATAGCCACGCACGCACTCATAGACGTGGCGCAGGGCTTCAAGCTCTTGCTCAGCCTCACGTTCTGCAGCGTTGCGCGCCTCAAATCGGCTTCGCATGGTGTCACCCAACATCAGGATGTTTTCCAGCTCTGGCGTGCTAAATCCAATGCAGGCATTCCAGCATGCAGCCAAGCGGCGCGCATCATCTTCTGCCATTGCCTGCGAAAAATCACCAGCGCGCATCGCAGTTTTCTCTCGGCTATTTTCTTCGGTCATAGCGACACGTCCTCTCCAGTTACATCAATGGCGTACACGTCCGTAGGCACGTTTTTGAAGTGCTCATGCACCAACCCCTCGCGGGTGCTGAATCCAACCCACCTGCGCTTGATACGGCGCGTTTTATCGTTGGCCAATGGGTAGCCTTCGGTGATTTCCACGAAGTCGAATTCCTTGCCTTCGATACGCTTGGCCCAATAGGGCGTCATGGCCCTGAACTCTTCGGTCTTGGTGCGCGCCTTGATCTGCTGGAAATACAGACTCACGACTGGCAGCACCAGCGTTCTTGATGTGCTCTTAGGCATTGATCTGCCCTTTCAATCGCGCCACCTCTTGCTCCAGCTCTTTGATGCGCGCTTCCTGCTTTTTCCACTTTTCATAGGCGTGCCAGCTCGATCCCTTGCGCACGCTTTCATGGATGGCTGCAACGTCCTCTGGCGTGAGCGAGGTCAAGGGCTGCGCAGGTCGCAGCAAAAGACTGCCGCTGTCCCAGTCAAAACCATGCTGAGCGTTGATAACCGTCACCGCGGGGGATGGCCCCACCCCTCCGGGCCTGCACACCAAGATGCGCACTGTGGATTCAAGGTTGCGCTTGCCGCCGCTCATAGCCATTTCAGCCAATCGCAGGGCCGTCCAGTCCTTGGCGTGTGATGCGCTCATACAGCGCCACCCTGCAGGGATGGAATAGCGGTGTACAGCGGCGTCGTGTAATAGCCATCAGCGCGCGCACTTACAGGAATCGATCCGCAATCAAAGCGGCTTTGGCTGCTCTGGTGTCGCTTCACATCTTTAGGATTGAAATAGAACAGTGGAGCCTGCACCTCGCGGCGCTCTTGCTCGGCCATGAGCTGGTCGCACATGCGCGCGGCATCCGTCAAATCGCCATCCAAGATCAGCGCGTGCAATGCTTTCAGGCTGGGTGCTGCTGTGACTTCCTGCGCCACTACGTTGTCTTTTTCACTCATGCTTCCTCCGTCTTAACCGGGTTAAGTGTGCATAGCCACCATGGC